CGGGCGCTGGTGCTGGTGCTGGTGCTGGTGCCTGGTGCTGGTGTCTGGTGTCTGGTGTCTGGTGTCTGGTGTCTGGTGTCTGGTGTCTGGTGCCGGGTGCTGGGTGCCGGGTGCTGGGTGCTGGGTGCCGGGTGCTGGGTGCTGGCGCTGGTGCTGGTGCCGGGTGCTGGGTGCTGGGTGCTGGCGCTGGTGCCGGGTGCTGGGTGCTGGCAGGCCGAAAACCAAAATTTCCGGCCTACCCGGAATGCCCCAACTCGCCCAGGTGCGTAAAATTTCTTGACTATCCGGTCAACTTTGCGAAACCCATTCTCCGAACCCACCAAAAAGCCGACCCGACCCCTGCCGTACACCCCCCACCTCGTTCCAAATTCAATTCAAAACAGGTGGGGTGGAGGGGTGCGCCCGTCCCAAAATCAATTCTGAAAACAGGTGGGGTGGAGGGGTACGCCCGTCCCAAAATCAATTCTGAAAACAAGCACGGAGTTGCCCCGTTTTTCTGAGTGCCAAACTACCCGCTGGGGCCTGTACAGTCGGTTACAAAAAATAATTTGTAACAACCGAAACGCTGTCACCCCCCCCCCCCTAGTATGCGAACGGAACTAACTCTCAAAACTTGTCCACCGGAATTAAGCGAGCCAGCCCACGTAATTGATGACGACGTTACTGCTTTGTCCCAGCAAATCACCGCCGCGCACCGTCCAAGTGTGGCCCGCCTCGCATGCCTGGAGTTCACGATTGCCCATTTAGGGCACAGCTCTTGCACTTGGCCGGATGGCGTCAAGCAGGCACTGTTGGCTTTACAGCAGGATTGTCGAGATGCCTGGATGGTGCAGCAGGGCATCACGTCGGGCGAACTGAGCGCGGCCGTGGCCTCTTTGAGCCATGCTCAAACCACAGTGCGGTACATCGACAGCCTGCCGGCCTGAAATCGCGCTGTAGGGCTGGATTCTGGCCTTGGTGGGCTACTCCGTGGCGCACCTCTGCCCAACATTTGCCGCCGCCCCTACCCAAAATAAGGGTGTGACAGGTTCACCCCCTTATTTTGGGCAATTTCCGGTCACATAGGCAGGGCTACCCTGCCCAGTCGTGGAAAACCCGCCAGTGGCCCGATTTCGTACCCGCTTGGCCGGTTCTTGTCCCCGACACGCGAAGCCCAACCCTCATTCCCAAACCTGTCGGTCACTTTGGCCGGCCCGTGAAGAATCCTGCGGGGAGCGAGCCTCCTTGATTTTTGGGAGCATTTTTTCCCCTAGAGCCTCCCGGGGGTATTTTCTGGGCAGCTTTTCCCCCCATTTTTTGTGGGGCAAATTTACCCTCATTTTCTGGGGCATTTTCCCCACACTCTCTCGGCCCCACGATTTCAATGAGCCCGGCCACCTCCAGCTCACGGCATATCTGTTGCACCCGTCGCTCGCTGATCCGCAAGTGGGCGGCAATTTCCCGGCTGCCAAACCCCTTCTCAAACATGCGGCCGATGGCCTTCTTGCGCATGTCGTCCTCATAGTCCCGCAGCCGAGGTATGGCCAGGTGGTCGCCGCCCCACTCCCGGCTCAGTGCTGTAGCCGCAGGCAGGCCGATCAGGCGCTCGATCAGTTGACCCTCTTCTGCGACCAGTGGCACATAGCAATTGCTGGTGCCGTCCCCGAACCAGGAGCTCAGCCGCAGGGTGGCAGTGAAGCCAACAACGGCTGCAATATCTTCAAGCGTTGTCTTTTGCAAGCCCATTGCAGTTTTTTGCAATTCCATTTTCATGTCCTTTTTGACCAGTTGCCGCCTACACCCAAAGGTTCCGGGTTCCACCAAGTTCCCCTTTTTCTCCACTCTGTCTGGCGCCAGAATAGATATATAGTTTTGTCATATATGTTTTCCTCAGTGCAGACAATTTATATAAACCGGAACCCGGAACCTTTATATGTATCTACAGAGGGAAAACATAAGGTTCCGGTTAAGGTTCCAGATTCAAAATAGGTCGTCATATACAGAACCTTTTTGCTCAATTTGCGCTGTTTGGCTGTCGGATTCACCCTCTCCCCAATTTTTGCTAACTGTTTTTCCCAGAACTTGTCGCACATAGTCGGGTTCCAATTTGATGACTCCCTTAGCCCAAATGACGTGTGCATCCCCGTCCCACTTCACTTTTTTAGACAATCTCGTGAAGCCCATCTTGGAAAAAAGACGGTGCCGGGCCATGCCGTTGATCGTCACATCGTTGTCGGCCAGCATCAACGCGTCACCAAGGCAGCGGGACGAGAACAGTGTCGGGGTCACACCGCGTGTGGCTGCCCGCACCTCTCCAGGGGTGTCGGACGCCTCGCTGTTGTCCAGAATCTCACGGACGGCCAGTTCCTCGTCGCTGACGCCCAGGTCGATCATCACGGCCTTCTCGTCGGTCATCGGAGCGCGTCCATTCGGCTTGAAATCGGCGGAAATCTGGTAGTCCAGCAGCCACTTCCGCAGTGCAGCGGGGTGCTTCTGGATCGCGTCGTGCAGCGTCGTGAAGTAGGTTCCGAGGTCTGGCGCCCAGCGCAGTACAGCGGCCTCCATCTCGTCACTATTGGCAAACGGCGTGAACACGATCCACCAGCGCCTGTCGGTGTCGGTCAGGGGCAGCGCGTCATTGAAGTTGGTGAATGACAGGTAGTTCGTGGTGTTGACGACCTCGATGGTGTCCTTGCCCTTGGGGTGCACCTCGATGCTGTCGTTCGTGATGAACGGCTTGAGCGCGTTGAGGATGTCGTGGCGGCTGTGGCCAGTCAGGCGAATTTCCTCCAACACCACCACCGCCGACCCTTGAGCCCAGCCGGTGAAATCTGTGCCCAACACCTTGGGGGTGACGTTCTTGACGTTGGGGCGACCCATCACGGCCGACACCAGTGAGCCGATCACTGTCTTGCCATCCCCCTCGATACCTTTCCACAGAGGTGCCCACCGTATTTTTATGCCGGGGTTTTGCACGTTGTGCGCTAGCCAGTTCAGCATCGTGGTCACAATCTCGCGCCGACCTCCTGCCAACAACTCGATATGCCTGGTCACGACACGGATTGCCTCGTGGTCCGCCGCACTCAGGTGGGCAACGGGTGTCGGGGGGCTGGACGGACGGTAGGTGTTGACGCACTCCACGCCGCTGTGCAAAAACGTGGCCGTAGTTGACCAGGGTAAGTACAGCGCACGGGTAACAGTCTTGATTCCGTGCACATTGAGTGCCACGAACGCCGCCGTGGTGGTCAGGTTGCCGTTCTCGTCGGTGGGCAACTCCCTGCTGAACTTGGCATTGAAACCCTGCGTGGTCAGCCATTCCTCGCTGTCGGGGCGGAAAAACTTGTCGTCGTCGGTGACGTACACCCACGGTTCGGCCCAGGGTGGCATATCGGCGTCCCGGTCTTTTTGCTGGCGCTTTTCCACCAGCAGTTTGCGGCACTCGGCGATGGGGTACTTGGTGCCCAGTCGCTTGAAGCAGTCCAGCAGGGCCTGGGCCAGCGCCTCCTTGCCCAGATCGTCCAGTCGGTCGTCCCGGGCAATCTGGGGGCACAACTTCTCGCGGACGTGGAATTCCTCGGTAGAGGCGGCTATCTGCTTGAGCCAGTCGGCACGGGCGTCGTACTTGAGATGCGCCTTGCACTCCTGGCGCCGCTTGAGCAGCCACCTGCCTGTCATTGGGGTACCGCCGCGGTACTTGCCGAAACTGGCCCAGCGGTCCTCCACGTCCTTGCGACTGTCGAAGTTGCCCGCGGACTGCGACCACTCCACGGCGAGCTCCAGCGCCTCGTCGCTGCCGCCCATCTCGTGGTGCAGGGCGGCCAGGTCATTGACCCATGTTGCCCGGTCGCAGTCAGCGTTCAGGTCCAGCATCACCTCGCGTGCGTGCTCCAGCGACCAGTCCAGTGTGGGGGACAGGCCCATCAGGTCGTCATCCCAGATGGCAACCTCGGTGCTATCACAAGGATAGCACGCTACGTTTATTCCACGAGGGCTAGTTGCGGATTTTGTGTCAACTTCAAGACCAGGGGCCAATGCCACCAGCCGTGCTGTCTCGGCCAGCAGTGCGACAACCTGAGCCCGGCTGACGGCGGGCAACGAGTCAGCGGGCATATAGGCCAGGCCGCCCATCAGGTCTACCCACTCGTAGTCGGTGCCGGTGTCGGGGTGGCGGTGGTAAGCCACGAACTGCTGGCCGTCACCCAGCAACTCCACGCGCTGCTCGTTGCGCTTGCCGTTCGCCTTCACAGGGTCGGTCGGGTCGTAGAACGCGACACTCAGCCCCTTGGTCCAGCCTGCCTGCTCGGCGCGGTAGGCCAGCAGGATGCGAGGTGCGGCGCCCACGCGCTCGCCGCCGTAGCCGAGGTTCTCCTGACACCAGGCGATCAGCGCCGGGCCGATGACGGGGTGACTGATGTCTATGTCAACACCGACGATGGGGTTCGCGCCCTGTCCGCACAGCACGCCGACGCCATGGTCGGGGTACGAGCGCGCGTCGGCTGCAGACAGCCGGGCATTTTGCCAGCCACTGATTGCTGGGCGTTTCTCGCCCTTGCGGATCGGGACTACCAGGTATCCGTTGGCGATCAGTGATGGGGCCAGCGAGGTGAAGTGGTCGGTCATGCGAACAAATCCTCACAGTCAGCCACCGAGCCACCGATGGCAGGCACTGTGGCGCCCAGCACATGCCGCACCAGCGCGCGGCACACGGCAACCTGCACGGTAAGGCCAGGTGCGAACACATTACCCCCTGTGACTCGGGCCTGCCATCGCCCCGGTCCCATCTGCAGGATAGTGGTCATGCGCTCCAGTACCACGCCTAGGTCACCGCCCGAGGTGGTGGGGGTAAACGGGTGCCCCTCGAACATCTCGTAGCCAAGGGCGACACCGGTGTAGTAGTCGAGATGCCAGCCGGTCAGGGTCAGCACGTCAAGGTTCGGCATATATCTGCTTTCGTCAAAAGCCGTCATTGGTAAAAAGGAGTCCGACCGGGCAGTGACGTGGCTGCTGTTCGCTTGCGGGCTAGGCCGGACTACAAAAGGGTTCTAACCCCCGTGCAATATGCGTGGGTAGCTATCAATAAAATAGCGTTACATGGTCAATCTGCCGACCTATCCACGCCATCACGTTGACACACATCGAATTCCCAAGGGCTTTATACCTATTTCCGTCAGCTGCGGGCTTTCCGCGCACAGTGATCGCTGTATGCCCGTCGGGAAACGCCTGCAGCCGTTCGCACTCGACCGGCGTCAGTCGGCGCACCTGCATAGCGGTCAACAGTGCGGGGGCTGGGCTGCTGCGATCAAGGGCCGTCGTGTACTCGGGATACAACTTGCCCGCCTGGTTGCTGGCTGTGTTGTGTAACTTGGTCGAATAGGCCACGCATGGCGCAGCGTCCCCTTTGCCCGTCTCGCCAGATTGAGCATTTAGCGCCGATACCACGTCACCCATGTCACCACGACCGTTGCGAGCAATTCGCGGTTGAAACCCATAAGCCACATAGCAGGTCTGCTTCATGCCGGGTTCGGCGGCCAGCGCACCCACAATACTCCCGTCACCGCCCATCAGACGAACTTCATCACGACTGTTCTGGACAAAAGCTATAGGTGCAACAGGGATGATCGGTGTACCCCTGCCTGTGCCGTCCTCGCTGGCGTCGAACCCATCAGCTTTCAGCGTGTGGGTTATCGACCCAGTGGCGCAGACAACCAGAGCTTCGCGGTCGGTGCCGTTTTTCTTGCCGTGCGATGCTGGCGAAGCGGACCCGGAAAGCAAGGTCGGCGACACGTCATCCGTGACGATGAACGTCTCGGTTTCGTAGTCCAGGCGCCCCATCCCGCCCGCGTTCAGACACATAGCGATGGGTGGAACGCGGGCGGGTTCTAAAACAGGTCGCTGCAGTCCGACGGGGATGACATGGCCGTCGCAGGCTTCATCTGACCCTGGGTAGCCACCTGCTCCAGTGCGAGACGCAAGGGTTCCGGCAATGCCTTGCCCCGCTTCTCGGCTCGGCGCAGTATCCCCGCGCAGGCTTTCGGGCTCAAGAAGTATTGGCGGCCGACTGGCCCAGTCTCCAAAATCTGCGACAGCGAACACGCGACGGCGCCGCTGCGCCACTCCGAACCATTGCGCGTCGAGCACTGTCCATTCGACCATTGCTTCGGTGCCGACGATGGCACCCTCTGTGCCCCAGCCTTTGGGCGGGACTTCGGGGCATTCCACACCTGCCATTTGTCCAACCACGACTGCAAAGTCTGCGCCTCGGTTGCTGCTGAATGCTCCGGGGACATTTTCCCAGAGAGCAAACCTGCATCCCCCCCAGGTTCGTGCCCAACCAACGATTTGCATGGCTGCAAAGAACAATCCAGAACGTGCGCCATCAAGACCCTTTCGTTTGCCAGCGACACTTAGGTCTTGGCATGGCGAACCGAACACCACCAGATCAATGCCACCCAGCATTGCAATGTCGGTTTCGGTGATTTTTGTGATGTCCCCGAGGTTCGGCACGTCGGGGTAGTGATGTGCCAATACGGCACAGGGAAATGGCTCAATCTCGCTGACGGCAACGCACTCCCAGCCCAACGGCGCCCACGCCACCGTCGCGGCCTCAATGCCGCTGAACAGGGACAAGTACCTCATTGCGCCACCAGGCACATGGTGCCAAGTTCATGCACGGTCACGATGGCCGTCTCGCCAGCAGTGCGCGCGCACATCTTCTCTGTGGCGCGCTCAATCTGCAGCGCCAGGGTGGTGCTGCACGAGCTGCGCTGGCAACTGGCAAGACTGTAGAGATATGAGACACTGGTGTCGGCGTCATCAGCCAACTGCACCCGTTGATCGGCAGTCAACTTGCGCAGCAAAGCCAGCAGGGGTGTTTTGGGTTCATTTTTTCGCATACCGACTATTTTAGCGTTTGCGCAAAAACGTAGCAACTGCGAAACTACCGTTTGTCGGAAAACTTTGTGCGTAACTTGAATTAAGTTGTGCAATTGCTTATATTTAGCGCACACTTTTCACAAGGCGGACGTGCTACGCCCGCCGCTTATCTCCGGCGTTAGCTCCCATTGACGGGGGCTGGAGGCGGCGTTGTCGCATACGCCCCCTTGCGATGCACGACGTTGTGCACCGTGCGCCAGTGGATGTCTAGATTCACCGCAATGCGCCGTTGCGGGACTCCGAGCAGGTGCATGGCATCCACTGCTGCGACGCCCTCCGCATCAAGGGCGCGGGGCGGGACTGGTGGCACGGGGTGGTATGTCTTAAATGAGCCCATCAGATGCTTTCGTCCTCGTGTTGTACCTCGGCCTCGGCCCGCGGGCGGATGCCAGCACTCGGGGTAGCGCCCCAATAGCCCCATTGGCCCCCAACGACCAGACCAGTCGTCGCTTGACCGCCCGCGCCGACACCACGCCTGCGTTGCGCGCTAACTGCATGCATGCGGCAAAGCCGTCGCTATCCGTGCCTATCGCGGCCGCGAGGTCTGCGCTGCCGATCTCCATCCCGGATGGCAGAGATCGCAGATGGGAGATTGCTCTGTCTGGAATGGTGTCAAGTGGGGCGACGTAGGTCGTCACAAGGCGATGCCAATCCGTGCGCACGGCTTCGGTCAGATGATCTAGGTCTGCTTCAACCCGCTCAAACTCAATTCGCAATTGCTCTTTACGCGCATGGTGTTCCTCGCTGCCACCGGAGCATCGGTACGCTTCAACCATGGCCATCAATCTATCTGCCATCATGTCAGTCTCTCCAAACGGTGAATGGGCGCCCGGGTTTTTCCCAGACGCAGTGCATTTCGATTTCCTCCAGCTCCGCGTCAGTCACCCCCGAGCCCCGCATGGCAATCCGCAGGTCGCTCATTGGGTTCTGCTCACAGAGTGGGGACACAGGCCGGTGCGCGAAGTGATACCCGCCACAGTTGCACAGCAGGTGGCCCTTGTCTCGCTGGTGCTTTATCAGTGAGGTAAATGACGTGCGCCGTGTGCGGCACGCCTGACAGCGGAAGCGGTTGGGGTTCACTTGCCCGCTTCCTTTGCCAGGGCGGCGTCAATGCGGGTCAGGAGGCTTGCAAACTGGGCTTTATCCTGTTCAATCTGCTCGATGGCATCTGCGTGTTCAATTACGCTCGGGCAGGTAGCAATCTGGTTGTGTAATTCGTCAATCGCAAGCACCACGCCGAGGCGCACCATCTCCAGGTCAGTACCAGTGAATTTCACGTTGCAACCCTCCACAGCGGCTCGAACGCGAGCGGGACAAACTTGTCGCCCAGCACACAATAGGACGGGATCACACAGCGGTTTTCTGTGGGCAGATACCGTGTACACACTCTGCAGTCCATGACCACCGGCCGCACGATGTCACGCAGTTGGGCAAGCGTAGGTTCGTCAAATTCAGGCAGGGGGACTGCCCCCGTCTGTTGGCCGCACATCACGGCGTCCATGCGATTGATCAGGTCATCAATGACTGCGGGCATTGCACACCTGCCTTTTTGGCTGCACGAGTGACACGCATGCGCTCGGCATTCCCGCTGTAGCGCACCGGGCAGGCTGCATCTGGGCCGCCGCCCATCGCAAACCTGCGAATGGTGGGGTAGCCGCGTCGGTCGCGTGCCCAGGCACCGACATGCGCCATGTTGGCCTCGGTCAGCTCTTTGACGAAACGGGTGACGGTCTGCTTGGAGAGACCGCTGACGAACACGAGGTCGTCAAGGCTTTGCGGCACAACCCCCATGGCCGCCGTCATCCTCAGTGATGCAACCGGCGTCAGCATCTTTTTCGTGGCTACACGGTACATGTGCATCCCTTGTAGATGGTGCCAGTGGCGACCCCGGATGTCCGAATCACTCGCGCAAATAGTCGGCGGATGTCCGTGTTTTGAGAATTGGTGTACGTGAATGCCGGGTTCATTAGGCCCCCTGGCACCGAGGGCAAAGTCTTTTTGCTGATTCGCATTTTGCTCTTTCAAGTTGGTAGAGCCTTAACTTTAGCGCACATTTGCGCAGCATGCAACCGAATTTGTGCGTTTGCATTATTATTTTTAACTAAATTTGCGCATCTGCGCAATTTTCGATACACTTCGCTCCGCAATTACCTGAATTGTTTTTTAACTACCAACGGAGCCGCAATGAGTATTGAAGACACCCTGTCATCCATCGACGCCAGCCTCAAGACGCTGGTGCAGATCGCCCAGACCTTTGGCAACGCCAGTGCAGAACTCGGCAAACCTGACGCCCCCGCGAGCAAGCCCCGCGCAAAGAAGGTCGAAGTCAAGGCAGCCAAGCTGTTAGACGGCGACCCAGAAGGCACGCGCTACTTCCTGATCGAGAAGCACAACACCGTGGCCCGTGTGCTGCCCGGCGAAACAGTGCCACCCATCGAGGGCACGACCGAGGTGGACGGCGATGTCTACCTGGCAAAGAAGGAAGAATTTGCAAAAAAGTCGGTGACCAGTGGCACCCAGGCCGAACAGTCCACCCGGTCTGCAGCGGGGACCACGAGCACTGCCCCTGCATCCGATGCCTCATCTGGCGCGGAAACCGTATCGTTCAAAGCGGTTGTGGATGCGTTAATGGTGCTGTCCAAGGACACCCGCCCCAATAAGGGCCGCGCCGCGATCACCGAGTTCCTGGCGAAGCACGGCAAGACCCGTGTGCCGGAACTGGAGGCCATCGGCAAACACGCCGACCTCTTGGCCGAAGTCAACGCGCTGCTGGCACCTGACGCCGCCCCGACAGAAGCTGACCCATTCGCCTAAAAATGTCGTATCACGCAAAGCTCAGCCCGTCGTCTGCCCACCGGTGGACCGACTGCACAGCCTCAATCAGCGCAGCAAATGGGCTGTCGGATGACGGCAGCGAGGCCGCGCGCCTTGGCACCACCGGCCACCAGCTAAGTGCCGAGTGCCTGGAGTTCGGGTTCTCTGCGCAGGAGTATCTGGGCCGTGTGATGGGCTTCCATGGTGGCGGCGAGGACTGGGCCGACGTGTTGCCAGTGGGCACGGTTGTGACGCACAAGGTGGTCGTGGATCAGGAAATGATCGACGCCTGCCAGGTGTACATCAACTTTGTGCTGCAGCAGGCGGAGTTGCTGGGCGGCACGCTGTACATCGAGCAGCGCGTGCCTATCGGCCACATCACCGGCGAGACTGACGCTGGCGGCACTTCGGACGTGGTTATGACGGCACCCGCCGTGCTGTCCACCACGGACTTGAAGCTAGGCCGCCAAAAGGTCGTGGCATACGACGTGCTAGTGCCAGCACACGAGGACATCATTACCGGTGAACTCGTGCCCGAGGTGGTGCGGATCAACTTGCAACTCGCCCTGTACCTACTGGGCGCACTGGAGAAGTTCCCCGGCGCCTACACCCACGTCAAGGCAACCATCGTCCAGCCCCACCTCCACCACGTCAGCGAATACTCGTGCACGGTGGAGGAACTGCTGGAGGTGGGCGAATGGCTGAAACAGCGCGCCGAGGCGACACGCACCGCCCCGCAGTTTGCCCCATCGCAAGAGAACTGCCACTTCTGCAAAGCACGGTTCACCTGCAAAGCGCGTGAGCAGGAAGTCCTGACTACTGCCCTTGTCGGATTCGATGACGTTGACACGGCCCAGCCAGCACCCATCCGGGTGAACCAACTCGGCTCGCTGTACAACGCCGTCGGTCTGATCCAGGGCTGGTGCAAGGACGTGATCGCCCGCACGTTTGACGAACTGCAATCTGGCCGCCCGGTCATGCGCAACGATGGCCTGCAATACAAGCTGGTTACCGGAAAGAAGGGCGACCGCAAGTTCGACAACGAGGAGGAAGTCGAAGCCCTGATGAAGTCCATGCGACTGAAACAGGACGAGATGTACACCCGCAAGCTGATCACACCTGCCGCCGCCGAAAAGATGTCCCTGCCGACAAAGCAAGGCCGCAAGGTCATTGCTCCACCGCTGCTGACCGAGCGCCAATGGCTCAAGCTCGGTCAGCACATCACCCAGGCGCCTGGTTCACCGACCATCGCGCTCGAAACCGACCCACGTCCCGCCATTGCCAGCGTCACCGTTGACTTTGACGACGTTTCCCCTGTTCCCGAAACCGATAACTGTTCCGACCTTTTTTAACCACTGAAAGAAAACCATGGCAATCGTAATTCTCAAGTCAGTCCGCATCTCTTTTCCAGACCTGTTTAAGCCAGGCAAACCAATGAACGAGGGTGACACCCCCAAGTACGGCTGCCAGTCGATCATCGAGCCCGGCAGCGAAGCCGAACAGGTGGCCAAGGCCGCCATGGCCCAGACCGCACAGGAGACGTTCGGTGCCAACTGGAAGACTATTGTGCAAGCCATGGAGAAGTCCAAAAAGTGCCTGCGCACCGGCAATGACAACCTGGACAAAGAAGGCAACATCCGCGACGGCTACGCCGACAAGATGTACCTGGTGGCCCGCAACAAGGCCAAGCCCGCACTGGTCGGCCGCAAGAACCCAGATGGCTCTTTCCAGCACCTGACCGAAGCCGACGGCAAGCCCTACGGTGGCTGCTTCGCCAACGTCAAGGTGGACATCAAGGCGATGAAGGCGAAGGAAAAAATCCCGAACCAGATTTACGCCTCGCTACTGGCCGTGCAATTCGTGCGGGACGGCGAAGCCTTCGGTGCGGCCCCCGGCACACCTGACGGCTTCGATGACGAGCCAGGCGGCGACACCGGCAGCGGCTCTGACGACGGCCTGTTCTAAACCATTTTGGTCAAGCCCTCGGCGTTCGCGCCGGGGGTTCTTTTTCCACAAGGATTTTCCAAAATGTTCAAGAACCTATCTGTTTTCCGCTTCACACAGTTGCCCAGCCTACCCATGGTCCCTGTGGGCAGCGAGTTCGATCCCTGCGGCCCGACGCAAGAAAAATCCATCGGCTGGGTGCCGCCACGCGGCGAGGCCAATGGCGCCCTGATCGAGTTGATCGGCGGCCAGCGCATCCTCAAACTGATGACCGAGGTGAAAGTCGTGCCCGGCCAGGTACTGCGCAAATCCGTTGCCGACGCTTGCGCCGACATTGAGCGGGCCACTGGACGCAAGCCCGGAAAGAAGGAAAAGCGCGAGATTGCCGACGACGCCCGCCTGGCACTGCTGCCCCACGCCTTCGCCAAGCAGACCGCCACGCTGATCTGGATCGACCCACTGAGCGGCTTGCTGGTGATCGACAGCGCCAGCCGTGCGCGCGTGGACGAGGCGCTGACCGCACTGGTCAAGTCGTTCGACGGCCTGGTGCTTCAACTCGTCAACACCCAGACCTCGCCAGCCGCTGTCATGGCTTATTGGCTTGCCTCGCAGGACGTACCTGTGGACTTCACCGTGGACCGCGAATGTGAGCTCAAGGCAGCCGACGAGTCGCGTGCGGTCGTGAAGTACAACCGCCACTCCCTCGACACCGACGAGGTGCAGGGCCACATCCGCATGGGCAAGATGCCCACCAAGTTGGCCCTGACGTGGGACGACCGGGTTTCGTTCGTCCTGACCGACAGCCTGCAACTCAAGAAACTGACGTTCTTGGATGTCGTTTTTGAAGGTGAGCGCGCCGACGACGTGGATGCATTTGATGCAGACGTGACCATCGCCACCGGTGAACTGCGCAAGCTGTTGCCCTCACTGTTCACTGCCCTGGGTGGCGAAGTTGATCCACTGTTCGGAGAGCAGACATGATCAAAGTATTGAACCACGGCCACGTGCGCCTCGTGAACCACATGGGCTCGGACCTCGATGTGGTGCGCAATGCCAGAGTCTCATATGACGCCGAGTGGCGCGCTGGCGAGGACGACGGCAAAGACGCCAAGTTGATCGACTACCTGGTCAAGAACCACCACACCAGCCCGCTGGAGTGCGTGACCTTCACCTTCGACATCAAGGCGCCGATCTTTGTGTTTCGCCAGTGGCACCGTCACCGCACCTGGGCCTACAACGAGGTCAGCGCGCGGTACAGCGAACTCCCCGAGGAATATTACATCCCCGAGGTCAGCCAGATCACCACGCAGTCGGCCAGCAACAAGCAGATGCGCACGGATGAAATCCACCCACATGCTGAGTTGTACCAGCGCATGATCGCCGCCCAGTGCGAGTCTGCATTCCACACATACCAGCAGATGCTGAGCGACGGCGTGCCCCGCGAACTGGCCAGAGGCGTGCTGCCCATGAACACGTACAGCCATATGTTCGGCACCGTGTCACTGCACAACCTGGCCAACTTCCTGCGGTTGCGCCTGCATAGCCACGCTCAGTATGAAATCCAAGTCTACGCCCAGGCCATGCTCGACCTGATTGAGCCACTGGTTCCCGTCACTGTTGGCGCGTTGCGTCGGCATGTGTTGTCCTGATTTATCAACCAGAAGGAGTAAGTATGTCTGAATCGTTCAAATTTCAACTTGGTCACGAGGTCACGATTGAAGCCAGTGGAGAGACGGGTGTCGTTATTGGCCGCGCTGAGTACACAACCAGTCAGCCGTCCTACCTACTTCGCTACCGCTCGGCTGATGGCCGTGCAGTCGAAGCATGGTGGTCTGAGTCTGCATTGGTCTGATAACCCCTGCCCTCTCGGCCCACGGGCTGAGAGCGTTTTGGTAAGCCCGTGCTTTCCAAAACGATCAACTGACAAACTGAAAAATGAAACTTTGGATTGACCGCGAGACGTGGAGCGAACTCGACCTCAAGGTGGTGGGCACCTATGTGTACGCTGCCAACGCCGAGGACTTGCTGGTGGCCTACGCCATCGACGACGAGCCAGCCAAGGTGTGGGACTGCACCGACGGCTCGGACATTCCCGACGACCTGTGGCACGCGATGACCTCGGCCGATGAAGTCTGGGCGCACAACGCGGCATTCGACAAGGCAGTGCACAACGGCCCCGCCCAGTGCTGCCTCCCCCGTATCGCACTGACCCGCTGGCGCTGCAGCATGGCCCAGGCGCTGTCACACGCCCTGCCCGCCAGCCTGTCCGAGTTGTGCGAGGTTTTGAAGGTGCCCGAGGACATGGCAAAACTGGCCGAGGGTAAGAAGCTCGTCAAGCTGTTCACCCAGCCACAACCGGCCAACCGCAAGATACGCCGGGCGTGTAGCTACACGCACCCAGCCGAGTGGGAGCGGTTCAAGGCGTATGCGATCAACGACATTGTGGCCATGCGCGAGTGTGTCCAGCGCATGCCTACCTGGAATTGGAACGACAGCGCCGTTGCCGAGTGGCATTGCGACCAGCGTATCAACGAGCGCGGATTCAAGGTGGATCAAGAACTGACGCGCGCCGGGGCGGCAGCCGCCATCGGGGAGAAGGATCGCATCGGGCGCCGGTTCCGTGAGCTCACGGGCGGGGTCGTTGATCGACCATCGCAGCGCGCCCAGTTTCAGGCGTACCTGAACACCCGTTTCGGCCTGCACCTCGACAACACGCGCAGCGACACGTTCAACCAGGAGATGAAGCGCAAAGACTTGGACCCGACATGCCGAGAACTGATGCTGCTGGCCATTGCGTCCAACAAGACCAGCACCGCCAAGTACGCTGCCCTGGACCCTGCTGTGTCTGCCGACGGCCGGTTCCGTGGGGGACTGCAGTTTGCCGGTGCCGCGCGCACCCGCCGCTTCGCTGGCCGGATGTTCCAGCCCCAGAACTTGCCCAGTCGCGGCCTGCCGCCCGCCGAGGACATCGAGCGGTATATCGAGTGCTTGAAGGCCGGTACGCATGACCTGTTTTTTGACAACCTGATGCTGTTCGGTGCTGCTGCACTGCGTGGCGTCGTGATCGCAGAGGCCGCGTAATGGCAAAGAAGAAACTCGTCGTCGCCGACTTGTCCAACATCGAGGGCCGCGTGCTGGCCTGGCTGGCAGGCGAGCAGTGGAAGCTCGCGGCGTTTCGGGCATATGACGCAGGCACCGGGCCTGACCTCTACAACGTCACGGCGGCCAGCATCTTGGGTGGTGACCCTTGGAAAGTCAGTAAGAAGGATCGCAACGTGTTCGGCAAGGTTCCCGACCTCGCCAGCGGCTACCAGGGTGGTGTCGCCGGATACCAGACATTCGCCAAAGCCTACGGCGTGCGGATGGCCGACCACTGGATCACGATCCAGACCACGATCCGGTCGGAACTGGTGAAGCGCGCCCACTACAACCTGGAAAAGTTCGGACGCAAACAGCTTGACGAGTTGGAAATCAGCGAAACCGAATGGCTGGCCAGCGAGACATGCAAGCTCGCCTGGCGCGACCGCCACCCGGCCACTGTGCGGCTGTGGTTCAACCTGCAGGACGCCTGCAAAAGTGCGATCAATGACTGGGGCACAGTGTTCCCGGTCGGCCAGTTTCTCAAGGTCAAGTGCACCACGCATCAAGGCCAGCGGTGGATGGTGATTCGCCTACCCAGTGGCCGCTACCTGACGTATTTCGACCCTCGCCTGATTGACGACAGCCTCACATATATGGGGGATGCCGCAGATGCGGGCAAGACCACGCGCCAGTGGACACGGGTCTGGACCCACGGCGGTAAGTTGACAGGTAACTGTTGCCAAACCGTTGCCCGGGACATCCTGATGCCGTCCCTTCTGGTTGCCGAGGAACGCGGCTACCTACCCGTGCTCAGTGTCCACGACGAGGCAATCACCGAGGTGCCCGACACCCCGGAATACACGTCGGACAGGCTCGTTGCCATCCTCGCCGCCAACGCACCGTGGAACGCCACGCTACCCCTGGCAGCCGCAGGGTTTGAGTGCACCAGATACCGGAAAGATTGACATGAGCGACACATTCAACCACGAGGGCGATGCCTGGGACAGCCTGGATGGCAGCGACTGGGACAACACGCACGATTACTGGGCGCCACACAAGGCCCCGCGTTGCCATACATGCGGTGCGATCTGCTACTGGATTATGACCAATGGTAAGTGGGTTCTACACGAGCGCGGACAGCGCCACGTCTGCCCACCGAAAGACAACACACCCGAAGGCTTTGAATGAAATACACCAACCTGATGATCGACTTGGAATCAATGGGCCTGCCGCCAACCGGCGCCCTCATTGGCCTTGGCGGTTGCTTTTTCGATCTGAAAGAACAGACCATCGGCCCGACGTTCTACCGCGCCGTCAACCTGGCCACTGCGGTGCGCGAAGGCGGCACGATGACCCCGAGCACAGTGATGTGGTGGCTGGGCCAGTCGCAGGAGGCACGCGAGGCCGTGCGTTTCAGCGCACTGGACATCCGCACCGTGCTGACTGAATTTGCCGACTTTATCGCCGAGCATAGCCGCGTGCAGGACGTGCGCACGTGGGGCAACGCAAACACGTTCGACCTGACCCTGTTGTCCGGTGCCTACGAGCGCATGGGCATGAAACAGCCGTGGCACTACGTGAATGAAATGTGCTTCAGAACTGTGCGCAATATGTACCCACAGGTAGTGTACGACCCCGAGCGCAAAGGCAAGGACGCGCACAACGCGCTCGCCGATGCAATTTTCCAAGCCAACCATCTATTTGCCATCAAGAACAGGAACAAGACCCATGCGTGAATCTGTGATCGAACAGTACCTACACGACCGCGTGCGCGCCCTCGGCGGCGACTACCGCCGCGTCAGTTGGATCGGGCGCAACGGTGCCAACGACGACCTCATTCTGCTGCCCGGCAGGCACGTCCTTGTCGAGTGCAAGCGCCCCGGTAAGGCGGCCACAACAGCACAGGCGCGCGAACACGACCGGCTGCGCGCTGCCGGATTTGAACTCTATGTCGTCTCGACAACAGCCGATATTGACGCCCTTTTTCCAGCCCCATCTACCAACTGAAAGGTCTAGCCATGTCTGTG